TATCCTTGAGCACCGATCCGGAGACCTGGAGCACGGAGGCCCCGTCACCGATCAGGGGGAACTCGCCGGACAGGCTGATCTGGACTTTGTGGAACGTGTACCGGAACCGGGGACCCTGGTCATCTTTATCCGTGACAAAAATGATTTTCTTCTCCACCGATCCGGCAGACATGCCGTGCAGATAATCGATGTCCACGGCTTCATGGTCGTATGACACCACGTCCGTGCCGGTCATGTCCCCGGTGGACAGCTGGCGGACATAGCCGTAATCCGGATCAATGGTGTAATCGGTGCCCTGGGCGCGCCGCACGTCTCCGGCAGCGGATGTGATACACACATCTTCCTCGGTTTCAATGCCGGTGGGCGTGATATAATTGGTGTCCGCGGTCTCTTCAATTGCCTCGCCCGTCTGAAACGTGCCGGACACATTGATCAATACCACATGGCCGGTGCCAACAAACGCGACCTTGCCGGTGGCTCCGGATAAAGCGCCGGTCACCTCATCCCCCACAGCCAGCACCCCGGTAATAGTGCCGGTGATCTTGGTGACAAACACGTTGACCTTGCCCAGATCCACATACAGATCATCGACAAAAGTTTTTTCTTCCTGGAACACGCCGGCGGCCGCCTGGTTGGCTGCCACGATCGCAGATCCCAGCAGCACCATTTGCAGGTTGTTGTTGGACATTTCTCTCAGGCCAAAGGACAGGGAGGCGTTGCGCTCGGTCTCGCGCTCGATGATGGTCCCCCTGGCCGCGTTCCGGGTGGACTGGAGCGTCTCGGTGGATACCTCCACGTTGAAGTTGATGCCGTCCAGCTCGCCCAGGTCGTCAAAGGACGCGCCGGCCACGGCCCCGGCATATGCCCGGCCGGTGCCGTTGAACCGAATGTTTGCGGGGTTGGAAGTCAGATTTGACATAGTGATACTCCTTTTCAGTGATTATACCGGCATTGCCCGCCGGGTGGTTTTAAGCGTTGTGATGGGTATGACTGAACCGCTGATGAACAGCGGGAAAAAACTGGCGGATCCGGATTCTGCCCGGGTGGTTACGCTGCCGATACCGGCCCGGTAAATGGCGTTTTCCGCCAGCTCCCGGAGGGTCTCGGCCTGGCAGAACCCGGTCATGGTCTTTGTGTTGCCGGATTCCACAATTTCTTCATTGACCACACCGACCCCGATTTCCAGTTCCCAGGCCAGATCCCGGTGTGAGTCTCCCCGGACCTGGCTAAGGCCGGTCACGACAATGGCCGGGTAATCAGTGGAAGGATCCGGCGGCTGGCGTTCATCCACATCGATGAACACCGTGTGGGATTTCCCGAAATGCTCCACGCACCAGGCGGTGACAGCCGCGTCATCGGCAAGGGCGGTCCGGATCTGCTCGATCAGCTGCAGGGACGTGGTCATTATTTTTCTTTTGCCTCCATGTACCGCCGGATGGCGGCCAGAAATTTCTTTTCAATGTTCTTCGGGATATTGTCCTTTTCCATCCGGAACACCGGCTCGATGACCGGCCTGGCCGGGGTTTCCAAAGTGGTGGTGGTTTTTTTGATGGGAACTCCCATGGCAAACAGCATCTTGCGCATCCGGGGCGTGATTTTAGTTTTTTCCCCTTTGGCATGCAACCGGGCCAGGCTCAGCATCCGGTCAGACACGCCGCGGTCACGGATAAATCCGATGCTGACCGCTTCCAGGTCCTTGTCGTATTCATACCGCACGGCCCCGGCCAGCTTGGACAATGGACCACCTTTCCGTTTTATCCGGAATTTACCCCCGCCTGGTTGATTTACCCAATACTCTCTTACCCGGCGCTTGCTGCCTTTTTCGCCTTTCCAGACCATCCGATAGTTTTTGACCCATCCGCGTTTCTGCGCTGCAAGCCTGGGTGTTTTTCTGTGTAAGTCCTGCCATTTTGCGTTCTTCGGACCTCCCGCCTGGATCGCGTCTTTGATCAGTTCTCTCAGCCGCCATCCCTCCGATTTCAGGGCCGATGCTGTGGCCCGGTCCGCAAACTGCGGGAACGCCTTGATCAGGGCCTCCATGTTTTCAATGGCCAGCTCGCCCCGTTCGTCCATGTAGATCTCAAGCATGGGTCAGCGCTCCCATATATCCGTGATGGTCCACGTCTCACCATCGATTGTGAATGTGTCCCGGTATCCCGGGGAAGGGATCTGGTCTTTTCTGACCTCCACCAGGGCGGTTTCTCTGACCCGTCCCCGGTCAAAGTCCGGCCGCACACCCTTGGCGCACATCAACCGCCAGACATAGCCGTCACTTTCCTTGCCTTCGTCCATGCTGCCGGTACCGCCGTAATCCACAATGGCCTGCACGGCCACGGCCTCCCCGCCGGAAGCGGGGGTATATACGACTGACTCGGCAAATTCATCTGTGTTGAAAAACACATCCAGGTCGAGTTGCACCTGTTCTTTAAATGTGGTCATGACACCTCTTTTTTATGGCTTAATACAGCCAGCACACTTCCTGTGGATTTCTGCCCGCGCTGCTGCCGGCATGTAAAAAAGTGTGCCCTATCCCTATTCGCCGGAACCCCGCTTTCATCAGGGCCTCTAAAATCAAAAACCGGTGCCGGCTGCCAGGCACAAAAATATCTGTCCCCTCCCCGGTAAGGTGGTCGCTTCTGAAAGATCCGCCCTCGTGTTTGTTCCATGGAGCGCAGCGTGATCCGCTGATGATGTCAAACTTTATACCGCGCTTGTCCACCATCATTCTGGCAGCATACAGCCGGTCCATGTGTTCTTTAGTCATGTTCTGTAGCCCGCATTTATGGGTGCAGTTGCATTCAAATTCATGGGGCTGTAGATATGGAAAATAATCGGCCCAGTTTATGGAGATGCTGTTTGTCATACCCCCGCCTTGACCAGATTCAATCTATACGCGGCCGTTTCATGCACAATCTCGATCACGGCCCGCACTACCACCAGGTGCATGTCGGGAATCAGCCCAACCAGGCGGGCCTCGATGTTCACCTGGACCAATGCGGCCAGATCCAGCACCGCTGCCTTTTCCATGGGAGACAGTTGGAGGGTGTCGATCTGATCATTGAGTGCGGACTCCAGGTCCTTGAGCTGGACCGGCTCCCCGCCGTCCATGATCGCCAGCAAAGCCTTGGTCACGGCATACGCCGGCACCACAGTTTCCGGCCGTGCCGACATGGACACACCCACAGCCGCCCGGATGGTAGCGGCTTCCACCTGATCCACCTGGCCGTCTCCCACACTGGAAGTGACGCACCCGGTCACCATCATGGCAAACACGATTAGCACCAGCAAAAACGTCAATATGTCCATCAATTTGTTTTTCATATCACTGTCCTTTCAATAATTATAAACGCCCACACCCAGCCAGGCGCCGACCCGGACCCCGGCATATCCGGCCCAGGCCGTGATCAACCAGGAGGTCCGCCGAACATCTTTCCGGAATTCCTGATCCGCGAACAACCGCTCCGCCGGAGTTTTTGCCAGTCGGCATCGCCAGTCATGCCGGAAAAAGGCAATCGGGTGCCGGTGCCTTGGGAAAAACCCCTGAAATATCCATGGCACGCTGCTGCCGTCCGATTCAAACCCGGCCGGGATCAGCCCCATAGTGCCGTCCATTTTGCGATACGGCATCGGGATTGTCAGCGCCCGGTGCAGGGGTTTGTCCGGCACCGTCCGCATAAATACAATCAGACCGCTGGCTGTCATCAGTCACCTGACCTTTCATTCAGGATTCGCTCCCGCTGATCCGGAGACAAATTCATGTGTGCCACCATAGACCGCAACATCCGGAACAGCATGCTGTTTTTCGCGTCCACAGATTCCTGAAACCGCTCCTGCCCGGACCTCAACTCATCGATCTTGGCAATGAGCTGAGAACTCATCTGGCAGTCACTGGCATGCCGGGCCGCGCACTCGGACTGAGTGACCCACCGGCCCCCGGTCAGCATCCGGATCACGACCCCGGCGATCACCGCCCCCAGGGCAGTGAACAAGCCGGACATCAGCGTGAGTTCGAGTGTGGAAAACTGCATCAGATCACCACCTTTAATCCGCTGCTGTCAAAGTTATTGCTCCGGCGGCGTGCCCCTGGCCGGAAACATACCAATTCGTGCCATCGCTCACGACCTCAACCCAGTCCCCCACCACGGCAACACCGTCAGCAAAGGTAATGGTGTCTTCGTCAGCTGCGGGCACCGATGCCCCGTTGACCACAGCAAGCCCATAAATTTTATTTTCAAGGGAATTTCCGGTAATAACCGTATAGTCCGCGCTGGCCGGGGCCGCTTTGACAATGAACTTAAAACGGGTCCCGGCCGAAACAGTAGACAGCGCAGGCAGGGTAGTCACAAACTCGGTATCTGAGTTCAGCCAGATCACCTTGCCGGATTCTGAAGCGGTCAATATGTTGGTCGCCGTAGTGTCCTCGGCCGGCAGCAAAAAGTTTGAGAGTGTCGGGCCGGAAATCGTCGGAGAAGTGAGCGTCTTATTTGTCATGATCTGCGTGGCATCTTCGGTGACAACCTGGTCGTTTGTGCTCAGCGTCGGATGTTCCAGGTAATAGTCAGATTTCTCGCCGTCAGAGTAAGAGTACCACTTCGGCGTGGCAATACCGTAGGGCCGGACAGACACAGTGTCCGCCCAGGCAGAGGCCGCCATGGCAAATATCACCAGCAGGACTATGGAGATGATTCTGTTTTTTTTCATTTTAACCCTCTTCTTTTTTTTAAATCATCCGGGGAATCTCTCCCCCGGATGTTGGTCAGTTACCAAAAACTCTGATTATTCGTCAGCAGGGGAATCTGTCCCGCTCAGGGACTGCACCACATGCACATAATCAGTCGCGCCAACTTCACAATCCCATGAGATCCGCGCCTGGAATGCAATGTCGCGATCCAGATATGCCTGAGTGTTCTGCCCCAGGGTCACGTAGGTGAATCTGAGTTTCCATTTGCGCATGAACTGTTTTTTGAAAATGCCGTAATACCAGGCGGAAGTGGACAGGTCGTCCAGCTTCGGGGATGACAGCAATCTTTCGGGCGGAATGTGCCACCGGCCGCCCGGGCCCCAGTTCGATTTTTCATTTTCAACGCCGGGCACATACTCGGAATTCAGGAGCTTTGAGGCGGTACCAACCAGGGCATCCGGCACCAGCAGAACCCGCTCGGAATACGGAATGCTGATCCGTTTGCCACGGCTGTTCAGCATTGCGGCCAGCAGGGCGCGAACGGCTTCCAAGTCTGTTTCATCAACGAGCGCATTGGAGGTCTTTCGTGTTCCGCTCGGTGCTCTGGTGCCGGGCTTTTTCGCCGTGGAGCTGTAAAGCGCGGTGCCGCTGCCTTCCGGCCGGTACACATAAGGCTCGGATGGGGATGCCTTGGATCCGTGATAGTCAGTGACACGCATCAGGGTCAGCTCTTCGACGTAATCAGAAGCGATCTCAGCCAGGGCGTTGACTTTCATGATGAAGTTCGGCGCATCGTTTTCCCGGAGCATTTCAGTGGTCAGGGTGAGTTTCCGCCCGTTTTTCCGGTGCCGGATCTCTACCGTTTCTTCGCTGGCACCGATTTCAGGGAACTGCTCGGTTTCTTTGACCTCATCGATGTTTTTGTCATCGGTATGCACCGCCGCAATACTGGTCACCTTTTTGTTGTCATCGAAATCAGTAACCAGCTGCTCGCCGATGGTCGGGATGGAAGCATACTTGTCGTTGATCATCTTGACAACGGCCGTGCCGGTCAGCACCGGCATGGCGCTGGTGGTGATGGCACGCTGTCCGTTCGGTGCCAGCTCATCCGCCACGGTTACAGGCACTTCGATGCCGGAAAAGTTTCTGAAAAACTCCCGGGAGTCGGACAGCATGTCGCTGAGTGTCAGCTTGCCTTCGTTGATCATTGTTTCGGCTTTTCTCATGAAGCCAACCGGGTCTGTTTTGGCGGCCTGTGCCAGGTCATACATGCTCAGACCCCGCCCGTAGGAGATGCCGCTTTTAATCAAAACCTTATTCATTTTTAAAATCCTTTCGATTTTATTTTTTATTCTCAGTCATCAGGCAGCACCCGATTAAGATTCAATTGTGATGTCAGCCTCGACGCCAGATTGACTCGCATAAGCCAGCCAGTCGGTGCCGTCCCATACCCAATGGATAAAATCGCCTTCATCGGTTATGGATGCGGACTTCCCGGCCGCCTGTGCAGCGCCCTTAATAATAACCTTTGCCGTATCGGGTTTCGGATCGAAAACAAACGCCTGTGCCGCAGCACCAACCTGGACAAAATTCCAGCCAACCGGCACAACGGATGTCGGGGCCGTGAGGGTCACGGATCCGGATGCGCCCTTGTTGGTGATGATCGCGCCATTATCTTCAAGAGTCAGGGTATACGCAGCGGTTTTGGCCATGACTTTTTTAAGGTTCTTCTGCAGTACGTTTTTGCAAAAGTAAGAAAATTCCGGATGGAACACACACTGGACATGGGCCTTACTGGTCAGGGTGGTGCCGATCTGCGGCACATTGTCGGTTCCGACAGACATGGCCACAGCATTGCCGTCCACATCCCGGGTCAGCTGCTGGCTCTGATCGGCAGTCAATGCCAGGCCGTCGCCATATGCCACAGCGGCGGCGGCGGCCATGGCAAATTCAAAGACATCACCCTCGCGGAGCATAAAGCAGGGCACGTACCGGGCCGGATCGGCTTCTTTCTGTTCTTCTTTGGCGATCACCAGGCTGTATGCCTGATCTGCAGCGGCGTCCACTGCGGTTATTTCACCTGCGTTTTCGTTGTATGTCAGGATTTCGCCCATCTTGAAGGTTCTGGTGCTGCCGGCAGCCGCCTTCATCGGCATAATCAGCGGAGCGTCGTCGCCGCAAATGTTTTTCACGAACGGATATTTATTTGTTCCCATTTTTCTATCCCTTTATCTTTAGGTTCAATGCTTTACGTTAACAAGCTGATCATGCCCGGAACGCGCCGGAAAACAGATCGTCCGGAATCTCTTCAACCTTGCGGTACTGCTGCTGATCGGTCCGCCTGTTATGCTGATCGTCTCCTGCCGAATGTTTGTGTCTGGCGTCCGGATCCTTGACGGCTTCGTCGTTGATGAAGGTCAGCATCTCAATGTGGGACCGGCCCTCAAGCGCCATGTCAAACACCTTGGATTTGCAGGCATCAGACACAGCAGATGCCCGGCTGGACAGATCAGACAGGGTGTCCCGGTCCACCTGAATTTTCGGGGTTGACTCTTCCTTGACAATGTTGCGGACGGACGCGGCCATTTCTTCGGCTGTCATAGGCTTCGGAATATTGGCAACAGCGTCGGCAACTGTGGTTTTGATCAGTTCTCTGATTTCGTTCTCATTCATTTTGTTTTCCTCATTTTTGATGGTTTGTAAGTCTATATTTTCAACCAGCGACCGTCCAAATCCGACTGTATGATCTGCTGGTATTGGTGTCAGTGTTATTTCGTGCGGTCGCCACCGGGTGGCAATGATTGCCGGGCCGGCGTATTCTCTCTTTGTTTCCGGATCTATCCAGGTATCGGACTCTTTATCCAACCGGATGCCCTTTTCGATCATGTATCCGGCAGAAATCCCTCGCAGGCTTCCAGATTTGATTTTATTTATGGCCATATTGCCGTTTTCATCATCATCGAACCTGATTACTGCCATGCCTCTGCGACCCTCGTTCCATGACTTTTCAACGGTCCCGACTATATCCGCCATGTCTCCGCCATGTTTTCGAAGTACTGAACCAACGGTGTTGAGATATTCAAAATCAACATTGTTTTCACCGTGGAGCAATACCTCCTGGCCGTAACACCTGCGGGTTACGGGGTGCTCGGAAGAAAAAGAAACCGTCATTGTCCTGTTTTTCTCATCGATATTTTCCGGCTTTACTCCGACCGCTCTGAAAAATAGCTCATTCATCGTCGTCATCCTTTGCTGCTGTCATTGCTCTGACCTGTTTTTCATCAAACATTTTGATGTCATATTTTTCTTCCAGATCCCTGATCCGTCGTTTTTCCCTGGCCCGGCGCTCCAGCTTAACTTCCGGATCTTCGCCCTGGGCACGGATGATGTCAGATATATTTTCCGTGCCCAGGTTGACTTCCGTTTCTTTTCCGGATGCTTCTTTTGCGGGGTCAACCCACTGCCACCCAGGGGTGATCCAAGAGTGTTGCAGCCAGTCATATTTACGGCTAAAAAACGACGGGGCCTGTATCAGTCCTTTCAACAAAAACCAGCGGAACACATTGTCGTACACATGCCAGCACAAATTGTTGACCAGGAAACGCTGCCGCTCCCGACATGTGGCGTAAAACTGTAAAAGAACAGTCCTCGCGTTGCTGTAGTTCATGCCCTTCCAGTTTTGCAAAAAGACTTCAGGGGGGATATCCATGGCGTTTGCCGGACCGCGCCATATCTGATTAATGAATGATTCAAACTGACCTCCAGGGCGTTCCGGGCGGTGGACGTCCAGCTCTTCCCCGGGGAACAGGTATTTGATTTCGTTTGGGGCAAACTCATGGATCCGGTCGTATTTGTCGTTGTTGCTGGGCGTGTTGCTCAGGCTGTCCCATCCGCCCGGGTCATCTGTTTTGACAGTTCCAAACAGACAGGCATCTTCGAGCGCGGCCAGCTTCTCTGCCTCCATGTACCGGTCCGCGTCCTGGATGTCTTTGAGTGCGGATGCCATCAATGAAACCGCGCGGGTTTGTTCTGGCCGGATCGGGTTGAATAGAAACATTACTTTTTTGGTGCCGTTCGGATTGTAAGCCGGAACTTCCTCAAAGTTCTGATTGTTGAATACGGCTGACATGGTGTTTCCCGGGTGATCCTTGAGGATAAAATAAGCGGCCGGGGCACCCTCTGCGTCAAACCGGATGCCGTTTTCTACCTGGGGGTTTCCGATCTCCTCGGGCGGGGTCTGGAGTCGGTCTGACTCCAGCACTTCCAGGCAATACGGAATAATGCGATCCACCCGGCTGCTAACCCTACCGATGACAATGGCTTCGTTGTCTCGGGCCAGGGCGTGTTCAACGATTCCCTGAATACCATCTGATCCATAAAACGGCAGCATCAGGCGCTTGTCCGCTTCCCTGTTCCAGACATTGAACAGCTTTTCAACTTTGTGGTTTGCGACCTCTGCCTGGTCTTTCGTGATTTTTGGGATTTCTTTACTACTTGGATCATCGCCCGTAATCTCAGCGTTCAGGCGAATGCCATGGCCCACCACGTTTTTTTTCAGCCGGCGGAACGGTCCGGACACATTGCCGTTTTCAAGTTCATACCGCCTGATCTGCTCGCGCAAGCCCACAATGTTGTCAGCAACTTCGGAGTTGATGTTCTGGGAGGTGGAACTCATCCGGAACCGCTGCCGTTCGCCGGACACGGCATCGAGGGACCGGAATTTTTCAAGGCGTGCAAGGCGGGCGCGCGCTATGCTGCGTTTCAGTGCCCATTCCGGAAACATGCGGCCAAGGAGATTCAACGGAACCTCCTGTATCGGCCGAACGAGCTGCGCGGGCCTGATTCTTTGGCGGCCAGAACGCTGACCTCTTTGTACAGAGACATGAGCTCTTCGTAGCTGCGGTACTTCATCGTTCTGCCGCCGATCTGATATTCACCAGTACACGGAGATCCGGCCACGCTGTCCGCGATGGCATCAAGAATGGCAATTTTCAGTGCAGAAAATGTAGTGAACCCCGCCATCAACGACCACCTTTTTTCACTTCAAACCGATGTCCGCATTCACGGCACCTGCGGAGCTGGTAGTCTCCTCGCCGAATCATGGTGGCCGTCGGGAAAGCCTTACATGCCGGACACGCGATGTTTTTACTCGGCCGGATAGTTCTGATCACGCGGTCGGTGACTGGTTCTGATTTAGTGGTGTTTGATTGGACGGGTTCAGGGGCGGGTGACTTGACGGCTTTTTTTACATCAGTCCGGGTTTCATTTTTCGTCGCCTTTTTCTTTTCAGGTTGCTTTTTTTCTGATTTCTTTGGGGCCATAATATGTCTCCAATTTAAATTGAGATCATTATACCCCCGGTTTTTTCATGATTTTGCTATTTCCCGGTATTTCCCGTTAGAATGGTATTATTTCCCGTTAGAATGGTATTATTTGTGGTTGACAGGGTTATTTTTTTATGACTTCGACGGCCTTTTTTTTCTTGTAGCAGTTCTCATACATCCAGTCCTCGATGGCATCAGTCGATGAGTACCACGAGCCCAAAAACTTGCGGGCGGGAAAACCAACCTCAACGACCATTTTTTTGATGGTCTGTTCAGAGATACCGGTGTATTCCACGATTTCTGAAATCTGAACGAGCAGCTTGTCTGATTTTTTAATGGTCATCGCTTAAACCAGTCCTTTTTTTTCGGTAAAGCGTTTTGGTTTGGCTTTGATTCCGACGCCTTCGATTCTCTGCCAGGCTGTTTTTTTGCAAACAAATTCACCCCACCCCCCGGCCATTCTGGTTCTGCCAGAGCCAGACACCCGCACTCGCAGTCGAACAGGTCGTTTCTGGCACTGATCTTGACCCACATCTCGTTTCCCTGCGGATCTGTCTGTTTTTCTTCCGCCAGGATGTGTTTTGCATATTCATCGTCTGTGTTCTTGTGGAGATAGGCTGCATGGTATGATTCGCCATCTATCGCCTGATTCAGCCGATAGATAAACTTGTCTTTCAGTTTTTGGGTGTCCAGCCGGATCAGCTGCAACCCGCCCTGCAATGATTTGCCGGACGGTGTGCTGTCCATTGGCTTCATCACCTGCAAGATTGACGGCAAGGGGGTATTGCTGCCCTTTGTCCCGAACACCCGGCACCCCCGGCCGGTGCCGTTTTTTCTCAACCAGAAATAAGTTTCTTCCGTCATGGACATATCTTCCCATTTTTCTGTCCCGCCTGTATCAACCGCCGCCCGGCCGATCCTGAAAAATTTCTCGCCGTCACCATCAACAGGATACTGTGTTACAAACAAAAGCGTCTCCACATCCTCCCAGCTGGTCAGATATCCATGATGGATATTCCAGGACCGGTAATCAGCGGCAAATGCCCGCACCACAAACCAGAACCCATGTTTCTGCACGTCCACATAACATACCAGGGCCACCGCCTCAGTTGGCACCAGCTGCGGCGGCAGGTCGCACCTGGCGGACAGAATTTTTTCAACAGAATCGGCTTTCTGGCGGACCACCCGCTTGAACGGCTCGGCCAGGGTGGAGTTGATAAAACCCTGCAGGGACCGGACATGTTGCGCACCAAATAGCTTCCAGATCGACACCCATTCTGACACCAGCTTTTCCAGCTTGCCAGAATCAAAAAGAGAATAAATCCGGTTGACATGGTGCCCCGTCTTTCGCTCTTTGCCGGTCGCCTCTGTTCTCGGCACTTCCTTCCCGGCCTGAACGGCTTTGTTTTTCTGCCAGGTGTCCCACAGCTGCCCGCACTCTCCGCACCTGTACCGGGCTGTTTCTTGTATTTGGTCGAGCGTTG